ACGCATAGCAGCCCCATACTGCTCCTCAATGCCGCCTGTAACAGCACCACCGCGCTGCTCCAAACCTGTCCGTGCCGCCAAAGCGCCACCAGTCAAAGCGTTACGCAAAGCAGCCAAATAGTTCTGCTCCCCAACATTCAACTGCTCAGATGACCGCCTAGCCAACTCATTAAATTGCGCAGCCAATTGCTGCGCATAATTCTGTTCAGAAACCTGCTCAGGAGAAGCACCCACACCCTCGGCAGCCAAAGCCGCCTGAAGAACCTGCTGTTGCGGGGACAAATTCACCAACGGAACATTCTGGTACGCAGTCGGCGCAACCAGCGCCTGCAGGGCTTGCTGTTCAGCCGACGTAATCTGACCACGCGACTCACCCAACGCCTTAGTTAGCGCAGCCAACTGACGTTCACGCGTCGCACCTAACGCAGACTCTTCACCACCATATGCGGCAGCAATATTCTCCAACGCAGTTCGGTAACCCTCTTCGCCCTGAGTTCTATACAGGTCCGCTATGCCACGGTACGCTTCACCTTGACGCACCCGAGCAGCCTCTTCGCGTTGACGCTGTTGCTCAGCCAAACGCAACTGCAAATCGCGGTCAGAAATCTCCCACTTACGTTTTGTTTTCTCCCACTGGCGAGCCTCACGGTCAGCCTGCAAACCAGCAGCCGCCCTAGCAGCAGCCAACCTATCAGCCTGAAGTTCAGCCTCGTCTTTCTTGGATTTCTCTATGTCCTTGAGACGCTGCTGTTGACGCTTGGCATAATCAGACGGAGAAATAATCCCCGACAAAGCAGAACCGCTAGATATAACATTTGGGTCACGGGTCTTGACTAGGGCGCTAAGGGCTGGCGCATACTGCGCCTGCATCGCCTTATTAAAAGCCGCAATTTCTTCTGCTGTAGCCATACTATTATGCTCCTTGTTCTAATATCCCGTATATTGCGACAAAGCCGCTGCCGCTTCCATAATCTGCTGAGCCTTATTGACACGCAACTGATTCAGATACGAGTCCAAATCAGACTGACCGCCAGCCTCCAACAACGCAATATTATTCAACTCCTGCTGCAAAGCCAACGACTCATCACCCAAATCCCGTTGAAACTGCTCCGCATAACGCTGCAAACCACGCTGACGAATACCAGACTGAACATTAGGACCACCAAACCCGCGGCGACCAAACTGAGCCTGCTGAGGACGATAACCCTCGGTATATTGGCGAGTAATATCAGAAATGCGGCGCTGACCGCGAGTCTGACCCATAAACGCCGCCTGCTGATTAGCCAGCGACTGAGCCAAACGTTGACGACGCGCAGTCGCCTCGGACAAACCAAAATCACCATATGTTGCTGTCTCAATATTGCTCATCGTTTCATCTCCCGACGCAAATTGTCAATCTCGGTATTCAGACGATTAACCTCACGCAACAACGACGCAAAGATATTCGTCAACGTATCCTTGTCTGGTCCAGCCAGCGCGTTAACCTGAGGCAAAAGCAACTCTGCGGGCATAATCAGCCAAACACCTGCGACCCGAGAACCACAGCAGCCGAATCACCAGCAGCCAACTGAGACGCAACATTCGCATCCAACTTACTATAGGTAATTGCCCCATCGTCAATGTTTGTCCCCGCCGAAATACCTTCAACAAACGTCTTGACAGCAGTAAAGTTGGCGTTAACCTCCGTCGCAACAGCGACGGTGCCGTTAATAAAGTTATTTGGAATACTAAGAGTAGCCATAAATTATCCTTTGATTCTCCTTGGTTGATACTTCCAGCCAATACTGTTAATGCCCCATGACTGACCAGCAGGACCAGTCAACTCAATTTGGACAGCCTTGGCTAAACCCAAATTCTTCCCCACAATAATCGCAGAAGTAGGCAAACCAGAACCCCACGTGTCACCCCACAAATCAGTACCCCAAATCAAACCAGCATCAGGTGGGCTAATCGTCAAATCGTATGCGCGACGCTGATTGCTGTCACCATCATCATAATCGTGAAACACCTTCACGTTAATACTGGACGAAACATCAGGATTCTTCACAACAAAATCGGGACGACGAAACATCTTCTTCTGCAAATAAGTGCCACCATCAAACCACTTCGTGCGATACGTACTAGTAAAATTTGCGGGCGTACCAGTAATGTTGTCCGTAACACTGTTATAGCGGTCAACCTCAAGAACATACGGCTCATCAGGATGAATCATATACGAACGGTTAACGTCGCTGGCATCCGTAAAATCTGTACCAGAAATTAACCCCCATCCGTCAGCAGACTGAAACATTGTCCATGCACCAGTGTTGCCGATTGTCGGGTCAAAAACAAAATTTACGGTCGGGTCAGTTACGGTTGTCGTGCGGTCATAAGCCGCCGACAACCACAACTTGTTATTCACCCAACTCAACGAAATAGCATCAGGTACCGCAGTATTCAACTGACCCAAATCCGCTGCTGGGCGCAGCGGCGCAAAAACGTCACTGATATTGGAACCATTAAAGAAATACAACCCTTCGGGGTTGCTAAAGAAATATACGCCACTTTGGGTGGATGCTATACCGCGATGGGAAACAGCACCAATCTTTGTTGACAATTCAACCAACTGGAAATTATCGGAATCATAACCAACCAAAACAAACACTGCTTGCGGCTTGAATATAACCAAAGAACCAGCAACTACAGCCATCGCACGAATACCCGTACCACCAGAAGCAATATCAACATAATCCGCCTCAGCCCAATCACGTGGCTGATTCTCATGCGACCAATACACCCTATTGGGATACTCCGTACCACTAATGTTAACGTGCGCAGCAAACATCTTATTAGCGTGGACAACGAGATGCTCAGCCAAGGGAAAATGGTTAGACCCAGGGCTATTGTAGTTGTTGTTCCAGTGTGAAGTTGTCAACACGGGAATAGCAGTCGCATACGCATCAGTTGTTTTCCAACGATATCCAGTAGTGCCTCCGTGTCCGCCAGCAATATACAACTCATCACCCCAGTTTGCGAAACAAGCACCCTCATGCGCAGATGCCGCAACTGGTACCCCAGCAGAACTTTCCAACACAGTAAAATTGCCACCCGTAGAATGCAACACTTGGGTACCGTTTGCCAACATTACACGCGGCGTTGCACCCGTAAACCACCACAACTGGTGCGGATTCCACGTACCGCCAACGGCGGTCGTGTTAATTCGCTGATAGCCACCACGGCTAAAAACACCGCCACGCGGGTCAATTTCAACATTCAACATACGCGGCGACTCATTCTCCGCCAACTGGAACTGGTCGGCACGAAAGTTCAATCCGCCAGTAAAATCCTGTTGCTGGAAAATTTGCAACTGCGACATTTATTGCCCCAAAGTCTTACCGAGTTGCTGCAACCACCCCTTGTAGGTAGGACGCCCCTTGGTTTGCCCGTGCGCCATAATCAAATGACCATGACTAGAGGGTTTCTTAATTTGCGCCCTAGCAAGAGCAACACCCTCATCAAACGACTGCTTATAAACGGCAGCCATAGCCGAATCCTCAAGACGCTGATAGATACGGCTGCAAGCATAATACACCAACGGAAAATGCAGCGACGGTGACGCATCAACAACACCATTACTGGTAACCCAATCAGTTGGCTCACGATAACCGCGGCAAGTCAACGTCCTGATGTTGTTTGGTTTCGGAAACAAATGGATTTCTCCATCCCACACCGCATAAAACAGTGGGTCACCAGCCGTATCATACGACCCCATATATGTTTGCTCAGCCATATCATACGACACCATATCCAAACGTTGACCGACACCAGTATTATCCACAATGGACACCACCTGCGAAATCGGGTCGGCGGTAAACGCCGAAATAGCGTAAGCCCGCTGATTAGCAACCGTGTTAAACGTAAACGACTGCTCCAGAAACGACCAACGCTTCTCAACATCCAAAATCCTGTAGTAGCCATCCCGAATATACAGATTCAACAACGAATCAGGCAAATCCTCGGTATCCAAATCCGTGATGTCGCGGACAGTCTGCCGCAACGTCGCTGCCGTCATCGTCTGGTAGCCCATTATTCACCATCCTCAGATTGAGCCAACTTCTCGCCAGTCTTGGCTTTTAGATGCTGCTTATTCTTGGAGACACGCTTGGTGTGTCCAATGCAGAACTCGGAATCCTTGACGGCGAACCCTTCACAGGTGTCATCCGCCCACTTGCATTTCCCTTCACGACCCAAATATGGTCCGCTGGGGGCAGCCAAACGGCTGCCCGACGTGGGGGTCAGACGGTAACCGTCAACAAGTACCCCATAATAGGCTTGAGCAGGGACAGGATTTGGCTGAGAGTTCATCACAAATACGGGTCTTGTTCCCGTATTTACTTACCGCGGTTGGTTAATCCTCCACCAGCAGGACGTGCACGACCCAATTCGGTCTTGGCGTTAGCAAACGCCTCACCGACCGTCATTCGCCCCTTGGGTGCGCTGGTGCTGCTAAAGTTCCTTTTAACCCACGAATTCTGCACCTGTTCACCCATATTGCGCAAGATACTGCGACGTTCAGACTGCGACTTAGCCGCCTTATAGGCTTCAACCTGCTTGCCCAAAGAACCAGTGCGCTCAATCCACTTCGCTTTGCCAATCATCGCCTGACGACCCAACTCCTCAAGATGGGTGTTTCTGTCGCCTGCAGACAACGCATTAAAGCGGTCTGGTGGAATTGGGGTGATTTCCTTCGGCTTCTTGTCAGCCATTATTCCATGCCCATTCCATAATCGGACGACGACTTGCGGGCGGAACGTTGACGCTTGCGTTGACGTGCAAACTTTTGGCGAGCCAACTCGCGAGCCGCAATCTCCGCAACCGAACGCTTACCACTAGCACTAGGAGTAATATTCTTCTTAGCCAACTCGGCTTTCACGAACTCGCGGCGCTTAGCCTCAGCGGCAGGGTTCTTCAACTTCGTGTATCCAGCAGAAGGTGTACCGCCTTTGCGGGCTGGCTTTAATCCCTTTAGACGCTTCTCTTCAGCCCTCGCGTACGAACCATCTTTGTCGTTGTCCTTGGGTCCAAGACCCTTGCTGACCTTAGCCATGATGTCTCCCAGATATAGAAATAGTGGCGGGGGTTTTATCCCCCGCCACCATTATGTGACCTGTTCCTAGAAGCCTAATTAGGCAGTCTTGGCGGTCAGTTTGCCTTGCTTCTTGGCGTTACGGCAGGTGAGGTTGCCGTAGCACATCACAAGGGCGTAACGTGCATCCATGTTCTCAGGGCGCACGAAGTCGGTCTGAGCGAACCACTTGTCGCTGTGACCAACCAGAGTCAGGTACTTGCTGTTCAGGAAGTACACGACACCAGCCGTGCAGTGCACGTCGTAGGTGACAGGTGCAGCCTTGTACAGCAGGTTCTGGAACCCAGCATCAGCCGTCTTGCTGTCGGTGAAGCGGAGTTGCGGAACCAACAGTGCCTCGTACTTCTCAAACAGAGTCTGAGAGGTGAGAATCATGTCTGGGTGGTCGTTACCAACCGACACGCTGTTGTATGCCGTTGCCATCTTGGCGAGCGACAACGCTTCAGCGGTGTTCTCCTCGTACGAACGCCAGTACTCGTTGCCAGCAGTTGCACGGTTGATACCACCAACGGTGCCCGATGCTTCAACGATGTTGCCGAGACCGTTCCAGTCCTTGCCCGAGTTGCCCGTACCATCAGCGAACAGCATCTGGTTGAACCCTTCACGCATTGACTCTTCAGCCTGCATAATCTTGGCTTCCAACAGGTTGATAACTTCCTGCTCGCCGTTGTTCTTCGCTTCCTCAATGCCCGAGATGGCGATGGACGCAGCGTACTGCTTCCAGTCGTACTCGGCAGCGGTGATTCCAGCCTGAGCGGTCAACGAAATGGTATCAAAACCACTGTACGACGCTACGGTGCTGTTCGTTCCGTACACCAATGGCTCAACAATCTTGGAGCCACCGTTCAGCATGCGGATACGACCCTTATCCATGAGGAAGTAGGTCAGCGGACGTGCCGTGAATACGTTGTCCGTGAGTTGGTCACGGTAGTTCGCGAGCGTTGTTGAAAGCAACGCATCAAAATTCGGGTTAGACATTATTACTCCTAAAAGTAACTAGTAGAAATGGAAAATTACTGATTGTAGCCAAGTTGTCTCTTGGCAGCACCCCAAGCGTCACGGATATTCGTAATTGGTTCCACGCTTTCGTTCGTCGTAGAAGCGGCGGGATTATTCCCGCCAGCCACCACAGCCGCAGAACGCTTAGCCTCAACAACAGCCTGCTCTTCAGCCTGTTTACGAGACGCCGCTTCCTGCTCCAAACGTTGCTTGGACACAAAGTTATCGTATGCCATCTGCTTATAGATGCCCTCAAGGTCGGTTGAGTTAGTACGGATAGCCGCACCAACTACTTCGCGAACATTAAAATCAGAATACTTGGACTGGAGTTTCGCGATTTCCCGCTCCCACTCCTGCTGGGACTTGTATTCCTCAAACTGTGCAACCTTGGCTTCCAGTTCACGCATCTTGCGTTCTGCTGGGTCAAGAGACTCGGTATCCTCAACCTCAGCCGCCATCTCTGCAGCCTGCGCCCGTGAGATACCATAATGCCTAGAAAGTAGGTCAATGGTTGCAGCAGGGTCACGTTCCAACGCTTGTTGGATGGCGGAAGCAAATTGCATCTGCTCACGCTGTTGTGACAACTCCTGCGTCTTACGGGTATAGTCTGCTTGACGCTGATAACCAGAAATTGCTTCAGTAAGCGGAACTTTCAGTTCCTCCCCATCCACCTTGACTGGCACTACATAATCTTTGTAGTCGTCAACAGGCAAATAGTTTACCGTTGCTTCTGATGTTTCCGTACTTGCGGTTTCGGTTGCACCAGTATCGGTGTCCACTGCTGACGGTGTTGCGATTTCCTCGCTCATATTGTTTTACTCTCCAGAGTCCTAAGGGTTGCTCTACCCCTAGGTAAAGTTGTTCCCTAGGAGGGTTACAGCATCGGAGAGGCTGGCAGCGGACCCTGCGGCATAGGCGGTTCCATCATGGATTCCTGACCCAACGGCATATCTGGGGGCAGTGGTGCACCCGCTGGCGGCAAAGCCCCCATCGGTGCAGCCGTTTCAGCAGGAGGTGGCGGGGACATAATGAACTGCTCAGGGTTCTTAACCCCAAACCCAGACTGCAACACGTAGGCAGCCAACTTCTGCATGTCCACCACCCCAGCGGACGCAAACGGTGCCATCGCATCCACAATCTGCAACGCCTGCTGACGTCGGAACGACTCGTTCACAGGCTGGGTAGAACCGCCAACAACCTCAAAGTCAAACTCGCCCTGCAGATAGTCGCGGTCAAATTCCACCCAAACCGACTCACCATTCTTTGCGGTTACACGGGCTACCTGCTCACCAGTCATGAACTGTTGCGCCATCATCAGCAGACGGCGACCAACCTCGCCAATACCCAACTCAATAATCGCCAACTTGTCCGCCGTACGCGCATTAGACGCATCCTGAATCAAAGCCATTTCCGTCGCCGTGCGACGGATTTCGGACACCGCACCACGCTGGAACTCGGACACACCAGACACACGGTCAATATCCGACACAATCATATTGGACTGGTTATAGAAGTCCGCAGGGTTAATAACCGCAGGCATCGGCGTAATCACATTACCCAGCGGCTCATCCGAAATAACAGGCACCATCACATTGTCCTCATCGGACTCAAGTGCACCGCGACCCAACTGGTCAAACGCCGACTCCTTATACAGATACTTGCGTGCAAACCGTTTACGATGATTCATCATCTGGGTTCGCGTCTCGTTCAACTCACGTTGCAACGGCTCAATGCTTTCCAAATCGCCCATCGGATAAAACTGGTCAGGCACATCATAATTACGGAACATCACAAACGGTTGACCAAACGCATACGGCATCTTAATCGGCTTAACCAAGAAACTGTCCCCGCCCTCAGCGAACACGCACATTATCCGCTTGGATACATCATAGAATTCCCAAATTTCGGCGTACCCAACATTCTTGTCGTGAATCTTGCGTTGGCTATGGTCATCGCTGTAGCGGCTAACTGCCATCACGCCGACCGCTTCGCGGGCGGCTTTGACGTACCGTTTATCCGATTTCACTTCAGCAATCGGTTTACGGATACGTTGAGCAATCCAACGCATATCCTTATCGCTAGTTGCGTCTGGGTCAACAAACACATCAAACGGGGACACACGCTCCGCAAACGGACTATCCTCAAGAATAATCGTATTCGGCGTAGCCTCACCACCCTCCATCGGGTCAGACGGATTATCCGACTCCGAAATAACTTCTTCCTCCACAAACCTGTAACCAACCTTTATCCAACCATGCCCAAAAATTAGCATGTCCTTGGTTGCTTTACGAATCTCAGGATGGATACGACGATGACGCCACCAATAGTTCACCACAGCCTCAGAAATAACCGCCTGCGGCGCATTCTCAGGTTTCGTAGCCGTAACCGTAATCTTCGGATAATTTACCGTCGTAGCAGGAGCCAACACGTTAACAGTCGCAAATGCGACGTTAACCAACATACGGTCCGAATCGCTATAATGGTCATAATGACGCCCACGATATAAGTCGCGCAAACGCTTCCAAATCTGGTCATACTGCTCATTCTTACGCCACTGCTTAGACGCCGACAACTGCTTCTTATAGGCAGCCAACTGCTCAGACAACGGTTTCCTAGCCATTACTTACCACGCCCTTTATGCCATCCGATATGTTCATCCAACTTCGTACCAACAGAATCCACTTTGTCAGCAACCCTTTCCAGCAAAGCACGACCTTCGGCATGCTGTTCGCTGTTTTCTTTCCGCAACTTCTGAATAACAACCACCAACGGACCCGAAATTATCGCAACGATAACAGGAATCCATATCGGGTCCATACATTAAATCCAACGCGCCCCAACAGGCTGCGGGTCATAACCGTTAATTCTTGCATCAGAAATAGCCTTGTCGGCACGTTCCTTGATAGTCGGACCATGGAACTCGTCCCTGCCTTGAGTGAACCCTAGGCGGATGGTTTTTACGTGGCAACCAAAGCAAACAGCGCCCCGACGAGGCATCTCGTCGGACTCAAACTGTTTTCCACATGGTTCGCACACAATCATCATACATTTATGCCCTAGTTGTTCCCAAAAATCACATTCCAGTACGGGGACGAATGTTATGCGCCCCAATAGGCACCTTTCCCGTAGGATAATCACGGTGAATATGCTGCTCCCACCACATTAAACTGTTCTTGGGGACAGCCGCATCCCCCCTATATTCAGGCAACCACACATATTTCAACATCTGATTCCCAATAGCCAAACTGATAGTGCGGTCGTCATGCGGACTACCCGACATCTTACCGTTAGCCTTACGCACAAACGTTCGCAACTCGGCAATAGTCTGGGCACAATACACCTCTAGGTCGTTCGTCCTAAGGGCAGCGGACAACTCGTCAATCATCAACGGCTTAGTACTAACGGTGGTACGCCAACCCAACATATCCGTAGCCTCAGGACGGACATGCCCCAAACGGCGTTGCCGATACAAATTCTTGTAACCCAACTTCTGAGCCGCCTTCAAGGCAGTCAAACCGTGGTTATTGTTCTCAATACCCAACAACGCCCCGTTATACCACCAACCCAACTGTGCCGCCATCTCACCAAACAAATCAGGTTCAATATGACCATGCCAATGCGCAGCCACATAACCCTTAGAAGCGTTGATTATGTGCGCAGAACTATAGTCACCATACGACAAACCCTCAGCAACGTCAGCCCCAACAACATAAACACACTCAGGGTCAGGAAACTCCCATATTGACAACTCGCCCTCAGCACGTGCATGAAACTCAACGACATTATTCGCATACACATGCAAATAGCCGCGGTCCGCTTCAACCGTAGTCATCCCATCCAACAAGTCAATATCAAACACGGGATTACCCGACTTAATAAACGCTTCCTCAGGGTAACGCGGATACTCCTGATGCAACTGCCAAGGCTGCATATTTCGTGCTTTGTCCTCGTACCAATTTTCGCCGCGTTCACCGTCAGCATCCCACGGATAAAAAATGCCCGTAAACTTGTTGGCTCCCGTTTGGGAGCCAACCCACAACTGATGAAAAAAATTGCCCGAACCATTAGCGGTGGACAAACCATGCACACGACCACCAACGTCCGCAATCGGCTCAATAGACGCCCACGCCTCCTCGGGGTTGGGCAAAAACGCCCACTCATCCACAAACACAGCATAGACAGATTCACCACGAGCAGGGTCAGAACCAGACGGCAACGACTCAATCGCAGACTCATTCTCAAACACCATCTTCAACTGATGGTCCGTAGTCTGATTCGGTCCACGGTCCTTAAGCCAATACGGCAAAAAACGGTAACCATACTTAGACTTGGACAACAACTTCATCGCCTCACGCTCCGTACGCGACAACATAATAATAAACTTGTCCGCAGTAAAAAACGCCATCCAAAACGCATACGCTGCAGCCAACGTAGAAAACCCAATCTGACGAGCCTTTAGAACAACCGTATAACGGTCAGACATCCACGTACGCACAGTCTCAACCTGAGCAGGACGCAACACAAACTTGATACGCCCCTTAGAAGGATGCTTAATATGCCAGTAGTTTTCGCAAAAATATTGGAACGCAGCAACCTGCTCGTCCACCGTAGCGTTGTCCCCGCCGTGACATAAACGCCACTCTTTCTCCTGCAATAATTCCTGAATGTTCATAAACCCCACGGCTGCCAGCCGTTACCATCATTATGTTCAACACTATAGTCGTAGATTGCTTTCGCAGCCTGCAAGTTAATCAACGGATTATACAAATCCCGACACTCATCCAAAATGCCTTGAGTTTGCAACCAGCCATCACTAAAGTAGCGGGACGGTTTACACCAAAACATATTTATCTGAAACAACCCGATACTGCCACCATTCGGGTCATCCCCGTTAAACACCGTATATATGCAACGTGACTCTTTGTGCATCACCCGCAACGCCATCCGCCTATCGTAAATAGGGAACTTTACGAACGCAACAGCGTTCGCATACTCTGGACAATGTGATGACCGTTTCCAATCAGTATGGGTTGGTGTTACCGCCAAAATAGCGGCAAGCAATAGTTTCATCATTCCTCCAGTCTAGCACGCCCAACGGGCGTGTTTAGGCTATTGGTATGAACCCCGTCCGAAAGCAGGGTCGTTCGGGTTAACCCAACGCAACACAGGCGGAATCAACGCAGCCACAAAAGCCTTGGCTAGGTCTAGCGTGTCATAATCCAACGTCGCCACTACGGCAATGACAGCACCGATAGCGGAACGTAGGTACGACAGACACATCTGCCATTGTTGTTCGGTGATGCCAACTTTGACGGTTGGCTTCTTTTTCTTAGGCGTTGCCATCAGATTACTTCCTTCCAACTTGCGGTGTCCTCATCCCACGAATAAAACTTTCCATCCGCAGGATACGCCACTGGTGCTTCCCACTGGCACGTCGTTTCGTTCAACACCCACGAAGCAAAAGGTTGCGGCGGAATAAACGCATCACGGGCTGCATCAAACGTAAAACCAACGCCAGCATAGTTCTTTCGGAAGGTTGCGTTATAACTGGTTTGCTTCCAGTTGGAACCAAGTCCGAGTCCTGCAAGGAAGTCAATCCCTTGCTGTTCGTTGGCGGGTGCTGGGTCGGGTGCGTCGGTGTTGTTTACCGCCAGCACACGAACCACAACATTGTTTTCGTCTAGTTCTGCAAAATATGCCATTGTTTCATCTCCTGTTTATGATACGACTAGAGAACTTGTACCAGTAAATGTGTGGATTGTGTAAGACCCTGAGGTCGTTTTGGTGCCGCCTGTAACGGTGAATGCAAGTGCGTCTGCGGTTAGGTAACGAACGATTACGATGCCACTACCGCCTGCGCCGCCCGGAGAGGTTCCACCGTCAGCACCACCGCCACCGCCCGAACCCGTGTTTACTGTTGCAGCACTTCCAGCAAATGAGTAGTAGCCGCCGTTGCCACCACCACCTGCACCACCCAATCCAGAACCACCGCTTGTCCCAGGTGGGTTGGAACCTGCACCACCTCCGCCACCTGCACGAGTAACTGCTGAGCCAGTTATTGACGACGAACGACCTGCGCCACCGTTGCCACCAGTTGAACCAGAACCAGGGTTACCACCAGCCGCTGCACCACCACCACCGCCTGCGCCACCGCCACCAGCACCCGTAGCAGAGCCAGCACCACCGCCGTAACCTTGGTTTGGTGTACCAGCACCACCAGGTCCGCTTGATGTGGAACCACCACCACCAGAACCACCAGTGCCACCGCCGCTCGTGTTCTGTCCGCCAACACCACCACGAGTTGAAGTAATCGTGTGAAATGCCGAATCATTACCAAACGCCTCCGAACCACCACCACCACCGACCGTCACCGTGTAAGTTCCTGCACCGATAGATAGCGGACTTTCCGCTGATGCGCCACCGCCAGATGTTTCACCAGCAACAGAACAACGATAACCACCTGCACCGCCACCACCACCGTCGTTAGCGTTGTTGTTGCCACGACCGCCGCCACCGCCACCAGCAATAACCAAATACTCAACATCAAAATTGTAAACAGGAGCAACCCAAGCATTGCCAAACCATTGACCAACAATAGTGCTGGGACGAGTACGGGCACCTGAACGACTCACGCCACTACCAAACTTCCCGTGTCATTAAAAGTATGAATCGTGTAACCATTTGCATAACTTATTGTTCCACCAGTAATGTTAAACGCTGTGCCAAAAACATTTGGATAGCGAATAATGACTACGCCCTTACCACCCGCACCACCAGTTGCGCCACCGCCTCCACCACCGCCACCACCAGTGTTCGCCGTTCCAGCATAACCAGCCTGCTGACCTCCATTGTATGCGCCACCATCACCGCCACCACCATCACCGCCAGTGCGAGGAGTTGCACTTGTGCCACCACCAGCACCACCGCCAGCACGAGTTACCGATGAACCAGTTATTGTAGAAGCAAGACCATCGCCACCAAAACCAGCAGCGTCGGTATTGCCTGCTTCCGTTGCGCCACCGCCACCACCACCGTAATAGGTTGGCGATACACCGTAACCATCGCCACCGCCGAAACCTTGAGCGGTTGTTCCACCTGCAAGTCCTTGTGAACCACCAGTGTTCGGACCTGCGCCACCACCGCCCGAACCACCAGACTGAGCCGCAAGATTAGACGCACCACGTCCACCACCAGTGGAAGTAATCCCAAGAGCAGAGGAATTACTGCCACTTACATTAGCGGCACCACCGCCACCAATGGTTATGGTGTAGGTGTCTTTTGTCAAACTAATCATCGTTTCCGCTGACGAATTTCGCCCCGAACTTTCACCGCTTACTGATGAACGATATCCGCCTGCGCCGCCACCGCCACCGTTATAACTTGTGCCAGAACCAGAACCACCGCCACCACCACCAGCAATAATTAAATATTCAACCTGAACAGAGGTCGGAACATTTACCCAATTAGCCGTGTAGGTAGAAACTCGTTCCCGTTGACCGTAACGCAAAGGCATCAGTCAACCTCAGACAGTAATCTGATTAACGTACCCGTGAATCGTAATCACATCAGCAGTCGCAGCAAACGCACGAACCACCAACGGAGTAGCATTACCCTTCAGGACAAGCCCAGGGGATACCAACACCAGACCCGACTCGGCTGCAATCGTCAACTCAATGTGGTCATCGGGCGCAGTAGTGCCACCCCATTCAATCGTCAACTTAACAGCCGACGTGCTGGTGTTGACCGCATACAGCCACACCTCATCATAGGTGGTTGCCGTAGCCGACCCCGTGTGAATCGTCGTACCAGCAGTTGCCGTAGCGGCAACCTTGACGGCACGACCATCAGTTGAGGCAGAAAGTTTCTGTTTGGTAAATGTTGCCATATCTACTCCTAAGGGTTATTGTTCCTTTTTAAGAGAATACTGCCGCACAAACGACAGCATTCTCAGAATCTACGGGGCTTGCGGGCACCGCAGCCCACTTAACCCCAGAAGCCTCTGCCGAGTCGGCAGTCAAAACATAGTCGTTAGCCCCGACAGCCAAACGGACCGCCGTATCGGCGGCAGACCCAACAACCAAATCACCCTTAGCGTCAATCAGGGTTTCGTCAATAGGGGTTCCTAAAGCAGACGTGAACGAACCTGTTGCAACAACAAACTCCGCCACATCAGACAACGAAATCTTTTTCGTTGTCGTCGCACTAGTGTCAACAACAGGTAGTACGTCGGCAGCGTCAGCCGTAATGCTGGTAAGTGCCGTTAGTTGTGAAATTTTTAGGTCAGACATTTCCAGCCTCCAAAAGAATAAAAGAGCCGTCCTCTAATAGTAAATCGTTCCCATCCTCCAACTCTAGGTTGGAAACCACATAATCGGGGTCCGTCCAGTATAGGAAAGCGGCATCCGACCATGTGGTGCCTGATGGCACCACGGCAGCATAATACTCATATGAACCCAGCCGCGGGGACAAATTCTCGGCATGCAACAAATCCCCCAACGTGGGGGCGACGGTTGGATGCAACGCCTTTAGGGCTGTTAGCATCGCGTCGTTAATTGTCGTCATACTCCCTGAACTTTCTTGGTTCCCCTTCGCAGCAGG